ATAAGATTACTAATGTGAATACAGTTGCAACAAATATTGCAAAAGTAAATACAGCAGCAACAAACATCAACAATATCAATACTGTTGCAGGTGTTTCAGACAGTGTTGCAACTGTTGCTAACAAGATAGGTCATGTGAGCACAGCAGCAACAAACATCAACAATATTAATACTGTTGCAGGTGTTTCAGGCAGTGTTACAACTGTTGCTAACAAGATTGCCAATGTGAACACAGTTGCAACAAATATTCAAGCTGTTGATAATTGTTCTGACAATATGGATGCAATAAAAGAAGCACCTGATTATGCACAATTCGCAGCTGATTGTCTTGCTTCTTGTCAATCAATTCAAGGTCAATTCGGCATAGTTAGTTTTTTAAGTGGTGGAAGTTCGGCAAATATATTGCAAGAAGATATATATGACGGTGGTTCAAGTTCTGTTCTTTCAGAAAATGTTTATAGTGGTGGAAATTCTGAATACAAAAATGTTTTAACCTATGACGATATTAAAAAGGTTCACGAAATAACAGCACTTCAAGCACTTGTAAAAACTTTGGTAAATAGAATAGAAGCACTTGAAAATATTAAAACTATATCAGGTGGGGTAGCAGTAGCATAATTATAAAGGAGTAAAGAAAATGACTACAACAAATGTAACAATGCAACAACGCAGAGATACTTCTGCAAATTGGAAAACAAACAATCCTGTTATCAATTCAGGCGAAATATGCTTTGAAACAGATACAGGAAAAATGAAAATCGGTAACGGCAAAGATAATTATTTATCTTTACCATACAAGGCAAATGACGACATCTACAAAATGACCGACAAACTTTATGACGGTGTGGATTTATCAGTTAAATTTGCCGATGAAATTGCAAATTACTCTGATGTTTGGGCTTGGATTAAAGCAAGAATAACTGCTAATAACTATGACGGCATCCATGTTGGTGATTACATTCCTTTTGCTCTATCAGCAGGAACTATTTCTGACGGCTCAACTTCAATGAACATTACTGCAAAAACTATGCAAGCACAGATTGCAGGTATAGACACTTATTATGGTTATGGATATAGTATTCCTGCAAACAATGATGCTCATGTTGTTGGACATCACATTGACTTCATCTCAAAACAAACAATCGGCACGAATATTCAATGGAACCCAACAGACAATAATAATGGTACTGCAACACAGCAAAATCCTTGGTTAGCTTCAAAGATATATGCTTGCTTAAATGGTATCAACAACGAAAGCACAAACGCATACAATAATGTCAAACATGGTTATAATGCTTCAAATGGTGGTGTTCTTCAATTATTGCCAACAGCTTTGCAGAATGTTATTAAGCAAAAAGTTAATAATATGGAAAAGAAATATTCTGCTAGTGGATTAGTAACAGAAGTAACAGGAAATACTGACTTTTGGGGTATGGGGAAACTTTGGTTGCCTTCTGAAACAGAAGTTTATGGAATGGCAATTCATTCAGCTAGCAAAGGAACTGACGGAAGAAATTATGCTAACTGGGGAACTCCTGTTCAATATCCATTATTTGCAGGCTCTAATAGTTACAGAAACTGCTTAAATAAAAATCGTGTCGGCTGGTGGTTGTCATCCGTTTGTGGTGGTTCTTCCTCTTTTGCTTGCTGTGTCTCCGCCCGTGGGCATGCCCATGCCGTTGGGTGTGCCTATACCTACGTTTCGGCTCCTGTCTGCTTCAGGGTTGAGGCTTAATCTAAAAATCTTTACTGTAACCACTTTATGTGGTTACGGTAAAGATATAAGGAAAAAATTATGTCAAATGTTTATGCGAGAAATAGAAAAGAAACATCAATGCAATTTTTTGTTAATGCTCTTGAACTTCAAGTTGAGATTACAAAATTTGTAATGAAAGAAAAAGTATTGCCTAAGAAATGGCGTTATGCAATCGGTTATCCCTTGATTACGAAAGTTGATGAATTAGTTGATAATATTACTTATGCAAATTCAATATATCCTGTCAACGAAGAAGAATTACAGCAAAGAAAACAATATCAAACAATGGCAATTTGTAATTGTTTTCAAATTCAGAATAAATTGATAAGGGCAGAAAAGTGCGTGCAAACAGTTAAAATTGAACAAATAGAAAGAATTATTGAGTTAATAGGAAAAGAACTTGAATTATTAAAGGCTTGGAAGAAAGCGAATAAAATCATTAAACAATAGGTTATTTGTTGTATCGTGTCAACTGGTGGTTGTCATCCGTTTGTGGTGGTTCTTCCTCTTTTGCTTGCTATGTCAACAACAATGGGAATGCCAATGCCAATGGGTGTGCCAATACCAACATTTCGGCTCCTGTCTGATTTATTTTACTGTCCGTCAAAGTAGCTTTTACAAGTGAAATCTGTACAAAAAAATGAAGGAACAAATAACCTTCGGCAATATGCCGTAAATATGTACCTTGATGTGATTAGGTGTTTCGCCCCTTGAAAAAGAAGTGCATAGCAATCGAATTGTGCATTATAGATTGTTTTATACCTATAACTTAGCAGATTAAAAGATAATGCTCACAATCTTTCTGTACGAGGTATATATATGACAAGAAGGCAAAGAAGGTATCTAAGAAGAAAAGAAAAACGAGAAAAGAACAAACCAAAAATAACCTATGCTGATATTATTTCCTACTCTGCACTTTATAATTCAGCATTTTGTTCTGCAAAAGGTGTCAAGTGGAAAGCATCAGTTCAAAGATATTTGTTAAATATTTTCTCACTAATTTATCAAAGTAGAAAGGCTTTATTGGCACATAAAAATATATGTGAAGGATTTATTGAGTTTGATATTTCTGAACGAGGTAAAACAAGACATATAAGAAGTGTGCATTTTAAAGAAAGAGTAATACAAAAATCTTTATGCCAAAATGCTTTAATCCCTGCTATGACAAGAAATTTAATTACTGATAACGGTGCAAGCCAAAAGGGCAAAGGCACTCATTATTCAATCAAAAGATTAGAAAAACATTTAAGACATTATTATAAGCAATACGGAAATAATGGATATATTTTGTTGGTCGATTTCAAAAAGTATTTTGACAATATCAATCACGACAAGTTAAAAGAACTCATTCAAGAATATTTTAATGATAAAGAATTATTAAAACTTTCGGATGATTTTATCAACGCCTTTGGTGAAATTGGTCTTGGTTTAGGTTCTGAAACATCACAAATAAACGCAGTAGCCTATCTGAACAAAATTGACCATTATATAAAAGAACAATCAAGCATTAAATATTATGGCAAGTATATGGATGATAGTTATTTTATTCATTACGAAAAAGCCTACCTGCTTGAATTATTAAACAAATTAAGAGTTCTTTATTCAAGATATGGTGTAAAGTTAAACGAACAAAAGACTTGTATTATTCCACTTAAACAAGGTTTTACCTTTTTAAAAACAAAATTTTTTCTGACAAGTTCAGGCAAGATTATTAAAAAGGCTTGTCGTGAAAGCATTGTAAGAGAAAGAAGAAAATTAAAAAAGCAAGCAGTTTTATTGCAGAAAGGAGTTCTTTCAGAAAAAGATATTGAAATTAGTTTTGCTTCTTGGCTTGGTTCTATGAAACACAGGCACGCAAGAAGAACAGTTTATGAAATGAAAAAGTTATACAGTAAGTTAATTGGAGGAAAACAAAATGGAAACTGAAATGATTATGAATGAAAAGAAAACTGAAAAAATGTGCGAATTAGGCAATCTGATTGCACAATACAATGCAGGCGAAAGGGAAAACTTAAACGCAAACGAATATCCTCAATGGGTTATGATTTACGATATGTTGAAATCTGCTGAAATTGATGATGAGATTTTTGACGAATTTATTTCTGCACCTGACAAATACAAAGTCGTGAATGGTAAAATTGTTTACAATTCAAATTGGCAAGCAGATGCAAATAAAAAAGAAGAAGAAAGAATTGCAAATTTGCACATTACAAAAAGAGATTTCTTCTATGCTTTCTGCAAGCCTGTTGGTATTACAGTTGCACAACTTGAAGCAAAAATTATAGAACTTGGTATGGAAGCAGATTGGAAATACTGTAACCATGTTTATTACGGTGTGATTAAACAGTTTTTAACTGCTTTACCATTACAAAAAACAGAAGCACAAATTATTGCTATCTTTGAAGAACTTTGCACAGAATAATTTTTTTGGTTGGGTGGTTGGGTAATTGGGCTGTGGATAATTATAAAATCTAAGGTGGTTTGCTGACGATTTAAGACGGTTAAAATCAAAAACAGGAGTAAGACATCATGAAAAAGATTTTTAAAGCAATTACTGCACCAATAGTTTTAATGTTTAAAACTTTAAATGGTGCAAGGGAATTTGTTGAAAATAGAATAGCAGACGTTCTTGACAGAGTTCAGCCGTCTGAAAAGGTTGATGAGATTGAAAAGAAAGTAATCAAGGCAGGAATTAAAGCAGGGATAACTTATTTCTGCAATGCTTGTCCTCTTGATAATGATAAACTTGATGCTATTTCTGAAACTATTGTTGAAAAAGGTATCAATAAAATCAATCCTGCTTTATCAAAACAATTAAGAAAGTGAGGTGTGCAATGTGTACTGTTACAAAAAGTTATGGTGATTTTTCTTGCTGCACAGTTGAA